ATCAACAAAATTAAATTCAACCTTCCCGACTTGTACTACTGGGTTGATGTGGTCAGGGCAACAGAAAAAAGACTGAAGGAAAAAAACAATGCGTAAAGAATCAGAAGACGACGACGACATCCAGACCTACAAAAGAGCGTGGGTGTCCCTCACCGACGAGCAGATACACAAGTGTATTGCCTACGCCAAAGGGGGCTGCGACATCGAGCAGACCGCTAAGAATATTGAGTTAAAACTAAAGGGGCTTAACTATGATTGAAAACATATTGACCATCATTGTCTTGCTAACGCTTGGCGCTGCCATTGCCGTTGCTATCATCTTTGCGGTTCTGTACTTTGGACATGAGGACAAATGAAGGCAATCAGATTGCCCCGTCTAATTTCCCTGATCACTCAAAAGGGGTATACGGCAGTCGAGCTGGCTGAGATTCTCTTCTGCACTATCAGGTCCAGTCGTGACATGATCGCCAAGCTGCGCAAAGAAGGCAATGTCCACATCCAGTCGTGGCGTAAGACCAGCGTGACGCAATGGTCTGCTGTTTACAGGTACGGGATCGGAGTCGATGCAGATAAGCCAGAGCCTGTGAGCAGCAGCTCGCGGTTGCGTAAGCACCGAGCTAAAGAAGATGCTGACGCAAAGGAAAGAAGACTAACCAAGCAGAACCAACTCAGACGCAAGATTAAGCGCGACCCGTTGACTGCTGCTTTCTTTGGTGAGATATGAAGACACACAAATTTGATTGGCAGTCCGAGCACCCATTCAAGCACTTGGTTATTGATGACTTCTTTCCATCGCAACTAGCGTTACAAATATCTCAAGACTTTGACACAGTAAAAGATTTCTGGGTGCATTACAACAACGCACTTGAGCACAAGTCAACCATGAATCATTGGGGTGCTTTCCCAGCCAGTATTTATAAAGCAATGCAGCATCTTGTGTCTCCAGACTTTGTGCAGCACCTTGTTCACTTAACTGGTTGCACGCTCTACGCTGACTCTGGTCTGCATGGCGCTGGTATGCACAGGCACATCTCTGGGGGTAAGTTAAACCCGCATCTCGACTACTCCATACACCCTAAGCTCCTGCTTGAGAGACGGTTAAATTTAATTGTGTATCTGACACCAGACTGGCACAAAGACTTTGGCGGTCACTTAGGGATGTGGAGCGAGACATCCAACCTCGTAAGAGAAGTGATGCCTAAATTCAATCGTGCTGTTTTGTTTGACACAACAAACTCATTGCATGGACTCTCACGACCCGTTCAATGCCCAGAAGACTTTGCACGCAAGTCTCTTGCGGTTTACTACTTGTGTGAGCCAAGACCTCAAGCAGAGGAAAGATACCGAGCGCTGTACTCACCAGCAAAGGGTCAGGAAAATGATCCTAATGTGCTGGAGCTTATTGCGCTGAGAAGTCGTGTTTAATTTTTAGGGGGATGTGTGATGAAGAAACTAGAAACAATGACGCAAGAAGAAAAATTAGAAGCTCTTAATACGCTTCAACTTTATATTGAGTCTGCCATTGAGTCAGAACAACAAGAACCAGCAGAATTTAAATTAGAGACGCAACATAGAGTTGATCTTTTACTTGTTAATCTAAAAGAGATTTTTGGCTTGAAAGATATTGCATGATGTTATCTAACCACTCTTGATTAGTTTGTTGTATTGGATTGGCTAATTGGAATGATCGTACATCGCCACTCTCTGGCGCTCCAATTTCTCTGCGCATTTTGTACCAATCTGGAAACATAATTTCTTTTGGTACTGATTGCTCTAATCCACCTAAATACTCACCAGCAAGTTGCGTGTTATATGTTTTATGAGGAGATACTGGGTTAGTTATCAGCTCAGTATTTGGCTTCATTTTGCCAACCGCTAAACCGCCAGAATACATTGGTTCATTCAATAGCAATGGGTCTGTAATTGCAAATCTTGTTTGAGCAATGTTTGGAAATCCTGCATTTTGAAATTCATCTAACTGCATACGATCAACAAATGCAATTCGCAAAGCACCATTTGACTCAAGTTGATCTCTAGACTCTGGATTCATTACGCCCTTCCACTCAGGACGCACCGCTTTAACTTGACGATCAAATGCTGCAATACTTTTTTTGCTTATCTTGCCAGCCTTCATCTGCTCAAGCAAAGCATCAGACATCATGGTGTTGTAATTCATTGATAGCGGACCCATCGATGTATAAGCACCATATACATCACCACTTCCATATTTGGCAGCTTCATTTATCTGGTTTAACAAACCTTGCGCAGCACCTTTTTCAGAAGCCCATATTGATCCACTTGGTGAGTTGGCACGCATAAAGTCATAACCACCCCCAAGATATACAGGGTTTTCAAACTGCACATCTCCAATTCCTAAAAGATTTTGACCAGTAGCAGACCTATCACCAGCAAGAGATACTATTGATCCACCCTTCATATTTTCTGGAGTTATAGAAATCTTTGGCGGTAAGTTTCCTACTGGTTCTAGCGTTGCCCTCATCTCTGATATTGGTATTGGTAACTTTTTACCAGCTCCAATGTCATGCCAATATCCAGCAGCTCTCGCTTCTTCAGCGCTCATGCGTGGTGCTTTGGTAATGTTTTTCTTTAATGATGTAGTAACTCCACCCATCTGCGACATAGGACTACGCATTGCAGCAGCCTCGCTTGGACCTAGAGTCAATAGACCGCGACCTAATGTTCTTGCAGCAGGACCAGCCATAGGTGCAACCGTCATCATGGCTTCAGCAGTCTCTGGCTTTAGCATTGGCACATTGGCGCGTCCAATGTTTGTCAACGGTTCACCGTAGGACATACGCTCAATGGTCTTAGGTATGCCAGTTGACTCAAGCAGACTAGCCAGACCCTGCATCTGCTGGGTGCGTTGTGGTGACCTTAAATAATCGTAGCCACCATAGAGCAAACCAAGCAAAGGGTTCTGCGGTGTAGCGCCAATATAGTCTGCCATCGTCTTATTTCCCTAAAAGTCCACCAGAGATATTTGGTGCATAGCTTCCAGCAGTTATTGCAGCAGCCGAAGGCAGTACGCGCTGTGCTGCGCCAAATAACTGCGCCACACGGTCTTGCAGCATCTTGATGCCACCCTGATCGTTGAGTGCATTCATCACAAACTTAGGGTCTTCAGAGATCAAGACCTGCGCGACCTTGAGTCTTTGATCATCTGTCAGGTTTGGTGAAGACTTAGCCAAGGCTTTTTTAGTCAAAGACACATAGCTTCCAATGTTCCCAGACAGAGCGCCAGCAACCTCTTCGGTTGAGATGTTCATGCCGATGCGGTTCTGGTTGAAGACCGTTGGCGCTGTGGCTGATCCACCAAGAATTGCAGTTGCAGCCTTCTGAGACTGAGACGCACGACCGACGGTTGCAAGCATTCTGTCTACTTCATCTTCTGGGAATATGGTGCGCAGAATCTGACCTTCTTTTGTGGCTGGGTCTGCAATTTCTTGCATCATGGTTTTTCTTGCAGGAAGAGTGGACTTTTTGCGCAAGGCATCCATAACTCCAGCCTTAAAAGCCTTGGCAGCACCTTCGTTTTTATTGGCTAGATTTTCGAAGTCATACGCAATCTCGTCTGCGCTCTTTGTAAAGACCTTGCGTCCAGCCTCAAACGACTCAGACGCTAAACGGTTCTGAGCAAATGTTTCGCGTGCAGTCTTTAAAGCCAATGATGAATTATCAAGCTGAATGCGAAGCGCATCTTCAGCAGCGCCTAAGTTCTTACCTACCTCACCGTAGCCACCAGTATAGGCAGCGTTCTTTGCGGACGACACGCCACGACGAATAATCTCCATGTCTTCTAATGTTGGCGTGCGACTCCAATTCACTTCACCTGCTGGCGTAACCGTCCAGAATGGCTTTTTGCCAGTATTTGACTGATAGGCATCATTAATTGCTTTACCCGCCTCTGGAGCGCGTTTTATTGCGTCTGAGGCTGCGTCTAGCATTTGCTTATTGACAATACCGCCCTGTTTGAAAGCACCTGTGTACAAATCTTTTTCTAACTTGCCAAGTTCTTTTTCACCTAAGCGATATGATTTAATTATGTTTTCGTCTAAGTCGCCAGCTAGTCCTGTTTGCAGTTCATTCATGGCTTGACCACGAAGAGCTGGAGGACGACGAGTAAGCGCTTCCTTGAGTGCAGTTGCAGCCTTACCACCGCCACGCGCAAAGGCACGCACAGCGTCTTGCAGGGTTGCGTTCTCTGCCATGATCTCACCGCGAGAGATTCTTTCAACAATCTCGTCGGCAGTAAGACCTGACTCAGTAGCCAGTCGATTGATCTCGGTCTCCACTACCTTCGCGCCACGGTCACCGACACGACGACGGGTTACATCAATCACGCCATTGACTAAAGCGCCAGTAAGTTTTATTGCTTGTTGTGTGACTGGAGCAACTATAGTGCCTTCAATAAAACCAACACCGCCAGCTTTAGCGCGAGACATTGCATCGCCTTCAGCGCTGGCTGCACCAGTAATACCGCTTTGCAGTCCACCCATACCCATCAACTTCAATAGTTGTGGTCCAGCCGTAGCAGTTCCAGCAACCACAGAACCGCCACCAGTAAACGGTGCAAGGACTGCTGCTGGCGCTATTGCACCACTTAGTTCGTACCCTACTGATTCTGCTGGATAGGCTTTCTTGTAAGCACCGAGCTTTCCGCGAATAGCAGACAGCTCGTCTTCGTACTTTGTGCCTTTTAGTTGAGACTGAACTAAGGCTTCTGCTTCGTCAGCAGTACCCATAGTCGCACCCTGAGCGAACTGCCTAATGCGTTGCGTATCAGGCTTTGGAAGCAGAGCAATGGCAGCAGCCATGTCTTCGCGTGACATCCCGTCTGGTAGAACTACTGGACCGAAGCCCTCAACATTAACCGTTGCCATTATTTGTAACTCCAAGTTTTAGTTTTGGGGTCAAATGTCAATACAGTACCAGTAGCAGCAGGATTGGCAGCCATGCCAGCCTTCATTGCCTCTTCCATTTTTACTTTAGAACTAATGTCTTCTGGAATTTGATACTTCTGGAATGTGGAATCAATGACTGATTGAGGTACATACCGACCAAGTAATTGAGCCTTGCGTTCTGCTTGCTTGTTGTATGTTTCAATAGCTACCTTTGCGCCTGATCTGGCTAAGTTAGCAAGATCAAGCCTTGCTTGCTCACTACCAACACCACCAGCAACGATCTTGTCTAAGAATCCCTGCATACGATCTGCAATGGCTTGCATCTGCTGCGCAGACTGAGCCTCACCCTGCATAACAGCAGAGTTTGGTTCAAGTGCTTTGATAGCCTTAATCAAGACACCGTAGTCAGAGATACCAGCCTGACCCGTAGTCACCAAGTCCTTGACAATGTTGTAACTAGACAAAACAGTATCTACTGGTGTTTTGTAGTTCTTATCCCACTCTGCAACCGTAGTCATAATCTGATCAGGCTTCAATGCTGGAGCCATGCCACCACCATAGGTAGGAGCGCCAGCAGTTGGCTTTGGTACTGTTCCACTTGCTACCACCCTATCTTGCACAGGCTGAGGTACTATGCCAAGTGGATTATTCATATCAATTAACTTCTTGCCACCAGCAGGTGTATCAACATACTGGTAGTCAGGACGAGCAACAATTTTTGTCTCACCACTAGGTAACCTATAAGCTAAAGTCGTTGGCGGTAAACCTAATTGCGTTACTTCTGACTCTGTTAGCCTGTCAGACTTTTGCGAAACTATTTTTGTTTCACCGCTAGGCAGCCTATAAGCCAAAGTGCCAAGAGGCAAACCAAGTGAAGTCAAATCTTGATCACTCAATAAAGCAGCCCTTTGACCAGCAGCCCTAAACGCTTCACCAATAGCCTCAGTTGGCTTCATTAACGGCAGAATTCTTCTTTGCTCTGGTGTCAATCCTGAGAACATTCCACCGCCACCTTGAGGAGCTTGAGCACCCATAGGCATTGCAGTTGGTGCAGCACCAGTAGTTGGCACACCTGTTTGACCTGCAACGGCTGGAGCACCACCTTCTCCACTAAGCGCTTGCATATAAGCCTTCATTCTGGCTTGTTCTAATGCGCCTTCTTGTAACTTCTGTCTACTGAGCAAATTCTGCACAGCACCCTGCTGTGCTTGCTGATACCCAGCAGAACCTGCTTGGAAAGCACCGCCAAGGGCTTGACCCAAAGAGATTCTTCTGGGGCTTGGACCGCCAGCCTGTAAAAGCGCTGCTGCTGCTTGCAGCATTGCTTGTTGCTGAATGTTGCCTTGTTGTTCTGGTGTTAGATAGTCTTCTAGACCAGTACCGCCACCACCAAACAGTAAACCGCCAAAGTCAGTTGTTGCCATGTCTTACCCCAGTAAACCAAGCAAAGCACCGAGACCAGCACCATACCCAGTACCCAATGATGGTATTGCTCTGCCTAATGCAGCACCACCCAATGCACCACCCAAGGCACTTGTGCCGTAGTTGCGGTAGTTAGGTGACTCAGTAGTCATGCCGAGATTTGGTAAATTTATACCTAAACCAGCAGAAGAGATGCCTAGTTTCTCAAGTCCCAGATTACGCATAGCATCGAGTTGAGCTTGCTCAAACGCTTGTCTCGTACCGCCAAGACCCAAGACAGTCTGCCCACCTTGCAGGGCTTGTTGCCTTGCGTACTGCGCGAGCTGTGACGCATCCCTATATCCAGCCTGTCTCAGACCCGATGCAGTTCTTCCTGACTCACGAAGCGCTGCCTCGTTTAGCATTCCTTGCGTGATGCCTTGACGAGAACCACCAAACGCTCTTGCAGACGTAGCCCTACTGCGATCTGCTAAATCTGCCATCTGCCTTTGCTTTTCAATGTCTGAAAGAGACTGCTGGACAACCTGCTCCTCGTAAGGATTTTGAAATTGAGCAATAGTCTCACCAGTAAATGGCGTGAGCGATGTATTGACAAGCTGCTCTTCGCCAGCCTGATACATTGGATTAAATCCAGCAAATTGCTTATACGGTAATGCAGCAGCGACATTCCTGCCTTGCTGCACATTTTGTAAATAAGCACTTTTTAAATCAGGATCAATCGACTGAGTTTGTACCGTAGTACCGCCACCTTTGCTCATAGTAAACCCCTTAATTTTGTCTTTGGAATTGACTCGCTATTTATCATATCGAGCAACCCTCTTCCATACTTTTGAACTGCTGATTTCTTGATGACATACTCGCCAAGTTGAGTCTTGCGATATGAGTCGTCTGGTCCTGCTGGGTTACCGCCAAAGGTGTTCTGTCTGGTGACCATGCCTTGTATGTATTTAGGCATTCCAATAAATCCACCCATGTATTCGCCATCACTGCCTGACGAGCCATCGCTTCCAACAGCACCACCGCTATCGCCAGAAGATGAGCCATCGCTTCCGACAGCACCACCTCCACCACCGCCAGAGATGCCACCGTCGCCTTCAGCAGCAGCAGCAGCCGAGGCAGCAGCAGCATCTGATTCAGAACCTTGCGTAGCAGAGGCAGAGGCATTGGCAGCAGCTACTGCTGAGGCTGCTGCATCTGCTGCCACAGCATCACTCGCAGTTGGCGCTGCCACCACATTGCCATTGGCATCAACGGTAACGGGAATTCCTAGTGCATTCATTGTTGCTATTGTGTCCATCACACCTGTCATTGCATCAATCTGACTATCAGCAATAGACTGACCAGCCAAGCTAGCAAGACCGCTAAGTGGGGCAAAACCAGATAATAAATCTGAGTAACCCATAAGACCAAGACCAAGGCTTTGCATACCGCTACTAACACCCTGACCATCACTTGGAGAGCTTGTGCCTAATCCGCTACTAATTCCATCGCCACCACTACCACCGCCATACAAGCCATCGCCATATTGGTAGTTGCTAGACGGGTTTAGCAACCCAAATTTAGAATAAAGGGACGGGTCATATCCTCCAGTAACTTGATTAGAGTAACTAGGATAGGTGAATGGGGCTTGCTGTCCATACCTATACATGATTTTTTGATACGGTGTCATTGCCACTTATAGCTCCTTGCTTAACATGAACCATTTTGGTTCATATCCTTCATCTTTTAGGAATGTCTTTTCCCATCCTTTGCGACCTGCGAGCGTAACTCTGGCGCATCCCAGTTGTTTAGCCCAAGACTCAATGACGGGTCTCATTGATTTGAGTTCATCTAGGTTTCCACCAGCCAAGAAGTAATGCAATACCTTGACCTGTGGGTAAACAATAATCTCTGTGATAACTGCCGAATTGTGGTGATTCCAGATTTGAAACCTTCCATCACTTACACCTTGGGCAACATCCTCAATCGTGTGCGTTCCTGCCGAGTATTTTAATGCCGACTCAATTGGTTCTCGCAACCTCCAAAACTCATCAATGTCACTCACCTCTTCCCCATCGGGACTACATCCATCCTGTTTACACCAACGCGCCAGTCGTCTAATAGATTTCCCGTGTATCTAATCTTGACCTGTCTGGCAGAAAACCGCACATCTGTCGGTTGCGCTGCTGCATACGGTCCGTAAGTAGTCTCAGTCGAAGTCGGGTACATCCGAGTCTTGAAGGACACGACGACCTCGCCCAGCGTTTGTTCGTCTGGGATAACTTGCCTAACGCTCATAATATTCTCGCCACTACCGATCTCGTATGGACCAGATTCCACAAATGGCACAGCACCGTCATACGCAAAGCCGACCTCGTGCTCGTAGATGAAACCATCTGACGAAATCATCACAGGATTGACAAAGACACCCCTATCAGTTCCTGCTGTACGAGACAAAGAGCCGATAGCCCAATGCCCTTCACGGTAGTTGTAGACGACATAGGAGTCGTTTTCATTGCTGGCGCTCGATGGATAAAACCAGATGCACTCGCCATACTTTGAGTTGTGGACGGCATAGACCTTGGAGGCTTGGCTGTAGTTGATGTTCTGGAATATGTAGTCGCCAACATCTGACGCAAGAGGCTTGACATAGCCGTCATATATCCAGAATCCTGACCTAGACATCCAGATCGCTGCCGTATCAATGGCTGCGACTGACTGAGCAGAGATCACGCCACACCCTGATCCTGCCTTCTCAAATGAGTAAACATAAGGTAGACCAATGTATGTTGCCACATGGACATCGACATCGGTAAACAGCAGATTGATACCCCTAACGCGCTTACCGCACTTCAGAGAGCCAACACTATTTATTTCAAAGTCACCTGCCTGATTCGTTGCAGATGGTGTCCAGACTGTATTGTCTTCTTGATCGCACCACGCTACTTTCCTTGCGTTAGTTGATGCACCTAAAGCAAAGACAAAACGCTCTGCGGTAGACATCACAGCTTGACATCCTGTTGGCGCGTTGGTGATAGCAGCAGCTAATGTTGGAGTGGTAAAACCTAACTGCCACTCGTACAGCTTGCCATCTGTGTCAGAGCATCCAATCAGATACTCACCCCAAGTATCCAGACTCCAAGTCGTTGCTGGCGCAATAGAGCCTATATCTGGACGAGCCACACCATAAGCAAACGATCCATAGGTGTTATAGCCGTAACCCGTACCACTAATGGCATCAGCGCGTCCTACCGTAAATCCTGATGGAGTGACATCCTTTAGGACAGAATTGTCATCCATCACATACAGCTTAGAGTGCGTACCAAGTGCAATGTATCTACCACCGCTATTTGATCTCCAAGTCAATAAACCTCGGCACGATCCAGTCATTTGTGATGCTGATCGCTTGCGCCACCCGCCCCAAGGTCTCAAGGTATTCTCAAACCAACGCACAAGATTTGAGTCGAACCAACGCCCCGCAGACTGGTACTCAGTACCGTTGCGGTAGATTCCTGCTAGGATTTTTAAGGGTACGAGTGCCATAGGTCAATTATGAGGGTTCTACTGACAAATTGGAGATGAATGAAAGCGTGGCAATGACTGATGGAACTGCTGGTCTAGTCGGTGAACTGCTGGTTGCAAAGTGCTCAATGCTTACACCAACATCTGTCGGTCTCCACATAAGCTCTACATAGTCATTAGTCGCCAAACTCACAAATAAGTTAAGTGCAGCAATTA